AGTACGTTGCAGAAGATCATGCTACACTGCAAGTCAAAGGAACTACACTACAATTCTTTGATGAAAAGGCTAGTGTGTCCAAAACACTGCGTAAGCCAGAACAACAACTTGCAGAATTTAATAAGAGTGGTAAGGTGCAATTGCGTAAGTTCTTAGAAAACATCAAAGGTGTTGAAATAAAGATGAACGGACGCTTTAACGCTGACACTGTGATCCTTAAAGCAGTAAAGTAATAAATAGTGTATAAGAACAAGGATACACTATGGCAACACTAGCATCATTAAGAGCAGACACAGTAGACTATATTCGCTATCGCTTAGGCGACGGCATGGTAGATGTTGAACTTGATCCGGAACATTATGACAATAGTATTGATAAAGCAGTAAAACGTTTTCGTCAGCGTAGTCAAAATGCTTATGAAAGTTCATATGTATTCGTAAGTATTGTGGCTGAGCAACAAGAATACACACTGCCAGACGAGATTGAAGAAGTTCGTCAGGTGTATAGACGCAGTGTTGGTAGTGGCAGTAGCGATACTGGTACACAGTTTGAACCGTTTGAAGCAGCGTTTCAAAACACCTACTTGTTACAAAGTGGACGCATTGGTGGTATGGCAACATACGAAATGTACTATCAGTATCAAGAACTAAGTGCTAGATTGTTTGGTGGATTCATTAACTTTGAGTTCAACCCTGTAACTAAAGTGCTTACACTGCTACGCAAATTTAAAGGTGACGGAGAACAAGTTGTATTATGGACTTATAATCTGCGTCCAGAAGCAAGATTGCTACAAGACAGACATGCTGGTCCTTGGGTACAAGATTACGCATTAGCACTTGCAAAATATACACTAGGTGAAGCACGTTCAAAGTTTAGCACAATTGCAGGACCACAAGGCGGCACAAGTCTAAACGGTGATGCACTTAAAGCAGAAGCACAAGTTGAAATAGATAAACTTGATGAAGAACTACGCAACTATGTTGATGGTAGTGACCCACTTTCATTCATTATTGGCTAACTAAGAGGTTTAAATGATTATAGGAATTTGCGGATTAATTGGTTCAGGCAAAGGAACCGTTGCGGATATTCTAGTCGACCAAGGATTTACTAAAGTAAGTTTTGCTGACAAACTAAAAGATGGTGTAGCAACTATCTTTGGTTGGGATAGAGCAATGCTAGAAGGAGACACAGATGAGTCAAGAGCTTGGCGAGAACGAAGAGACGACTTTTGGACTAATGAAACGAAAATGGAAATCACTCCTAGGTTGGTTCTTCAGTTATTTGGTACTGATTGCATGCGTAATGGCTTCAATGACGGAGTTTGGGTAAGCCTACTTAAAAAGACTATACTGGATAATCCAGGCAACTATGTAGTTCCTGATGTGCGTTTTGCTAACGAACAGCAAATGATCCGTGATATTGGCGGTGAGATTTGGTGGACTAAACGAGGCGATAATCCTGACTGGTGGAGTAAAGCAGTATTGGATACACAAACTGGAAGTAACTTTATGGCAGATGAAGATGTTCATCCAAGCGAATGGAAATGGGCTAATACCAATGACAAGTTTGATGAAATTATCTACAATGAAAGTACGCTAAATGATCTTAGGCATCTGGTGCTAAGTCACCTCGGGACCATCCCGTTTTAACTAATTCTGCATTGCAGTTTAAACAAACTGTTTTAAGATTTTTTTTCGCAACATTAGTTAAATCACTATCAACATAAAACACAGTAACTTGACTTCTTATACTAGGTTTAAATCCACAAGCCTCGCAGTTTCGTTTGACTTTGTATCCACTACCTACCCATAAAGGCTTTACAGGCTTGTGTTGTTTTAAGCATTGCTCACACTTCTTTCTATAGAAAATTCTATCATCTTTACGGTAATTTATTGCTCGAGGACGTTGTCCACATGTTTCACAAATAGGTCTCATAGTGTATTTAACACGGACCTTTAAAGGGATTTGTCAAATACGGGGTTTTTACGGGTGTTCTTATAAATAGTTATAACGAATACAAAACCTTGATTGAGGAAGAAAAACATGGCACTAATATCACCGGGCGTAGAAGTTACAGTTATTGATGAAAGTAACTATGCACCATCAGCAGCAGGAACAGTAGCAGCGATTGTTGTTGCAACTGCACAAGATAAAACAAGTGGAACTGGCACAGGCACAGCGGCAGGAACAACCGCAGCTAATGCTGGTAAGACATACTTGATAGGAAGTCAAAGAGAACTTACAGCGACCTTTGGTAATCCAACATTTTACAACACTGCATCAGGCACACCGATTAACGGTTACGAACTTAATGAATATGGCTTGATGGCAGCATACAGTTTACTCGGCGTAAGCAACAGAGCATACGTTATTCGTGCAGATGTTGACCTTGCAGAACTAGCAAGCAGTACAAGCCGTCCACTAGGAAATCCTACAGCAGGAACAGTTTGGTGGGACATGAGCACAGATACACGCTGGGGTATTTTTGAATGGAACCAAAGCACAGGCGTGTTTACTAATAAAGTTCCAACAGTAATTACAAGCACAACAGATTTAACAGGCGGTGTTCCAAAAACTTCAATTGGTGCGATTGGTGATTATGCATTAGTTGCAACAAACACTAGCAATCCTGTGTACTACAAGAATCGTAGTAATGCTTGGGTACTAGTAGGAAGCACTAACTGGCAGATTGCACATCCAACAATTGCTGGCACACTAGCAAATGGCACTCTTGTAAATGGTAACACAATTACTATTAACTCAGCCACAGTTACAATGAGTGGAACAACTGTAGCAGCTCTTGCAACTAGTATTAACAATGCAAGTATTGATGGTGTTACTGCAGCCGCAGTTGACGGAAAGATTGAAATTTATGCAACTAGCCTTGCAGAATCAAACGGAAGTGTTGCAGATGGAAAAATTATTCTTGCAAATGCAAGTGGAACAATCCTAACTGTCGCTGGACTAACAGCAGGCACATATGCAAGACCACTTATTGCACAGGATCCACACTACACAGTTCCAGCATGGAAGTCAACAGACACTGTTCCACGTCCAGCAGGAAGTATATGGGTTAAAACAACATCAAGCAACAGTGGATTCTTAGCAGACGTAAGTTCATATGATAGTGCTACTGGTGCATTTGTTGGCGGTAATGCTCCAGCATATACAAATGACCAAACTGCACTAAAGAACCTAGACACAGCAGGCGGTAGTGCTATTACAGCAGGCAGTTACTATGTACAATATGACGTAAGTGAAAACGACACAGTAACTTACAAGTTGTTCAAGCGTTACAGTTCAGGTCCTTTGATTGTAACTGGATTGATTAATTCAGCAACACCAATGACATCGTCAGAAACTTTCACTATTAGTGCAAGTGTTGCAAACAGCGCAACATTGTCAACTGCAGTCACAGCCACACTAGGTGGCACAGGTATTGCAGATCTTGCAACTGCAATTAATGCAGCTAACGTAGCAAACGTAAGTGCAAGTGTAACAACCGGTGGTAACATCCAGATCACACATGCACTAGGCGGCGTAATTGTAATGAAAGACACAAGTGGTACTCCACTAGTAGACGCAGGTCTTACAACATCAGTTACTACTAAGCAGATTCGTGCAGGTAACAGTGCTGACATTATCCTAAGTAACTGGATTGCAGACACATACACTGCAAGTACAAGTGCACCAAGTGCAAATCCATCAGACAATGCATACTGGTATACAGGCGGATTTGAAGCAGACATTATGATTCATAATGGCACAACTTGGCAGGGTTATCAAAACATAACTGATACACGCGGTTTTGCACTTGGTAACACAAGTCCAAATGGTCCTATCTTTAGCACTACAGAACCAACTCTACAAAGTGATGATACTGCACTTGTTAATGGTGATCTTTGGATTGATACAAGTGATTTAGAAAACTATCCATCACTATACAGACGCGAAACTGTAAATAGTGAAGCAACATGGGTAGCAATTGATAAAACAGACCAAACCACAGAAAACGGAATACTGTTTGGTGATGCACGTTTTATGGGCGACGGAACAACAGACGTTGTGACTGGTACTATCCCAACAATTGCAACACTTCTTACAAGTGACTATCTAGACATTGACCGTCCGGATCCAACAATTTACCCACGTGGTATGCTACTGTTCAACACAAGACGTAGTACATATGGTGTGAAACAGTTTAGAAGTGATCATTTCTCACGCACTAACTTTAGTGACACAAGTGCATATCCAACGCTTCCTACCGAAAAGGATGCATGGGTAACACAGAGTGGTACTACATTTGGACGCAAAGCAGTTCGTAGTGTTGTTGTTAGTGCAATGAAATCTGCACTTGATGCAAGTACAGAGCTTCGTGAAGATGCAAGAATCTTTAACACTATTGCAACACCAGGTTATCCAGAGCTAATCAGCAACATGGTAAGCCTAAACAACGACAGACGCCAAACAGCATTTGTTATCGGTGATACACCAATGAGACTAGCAGCAACAAGTACTGCTATTGAGAATTGGGCAACCAACACAGCGGCAGCAACAGACAACAATGAAGATGGAATGGTAACTAGCGATCCTTACATGAGTGTGTTCTATCCAAGTGCAACAACAAATGACCTAAGTGGTAACACAATTGTTGTTCCAGCAAGTCATATGATGTTACGCACAATTGCTAGAAGTGACGATATTAGTTTCCCATGGTTTGCACCAGCAGGTACACGTCGTGGACTAGTAGACAACGTTGCAAGTATTGGTTACGTCAACAGCGTAACAGGTGCATTTGTTAACGATAACATTCGTGAGAGTGTAAGAGATACACTGTACTCAAACAGAGTTAATCCAATTGCATTCTTTAACGGTAGTGGTATTCTTAACTATGGTAACAAAACTCGTGCAACAAGCACAAGTGCGCTAGATCGTATTAACGTTGCAAGACTAGTTGGATATCTAAGACGTCAACTACAAACAATTGCTACAGGCTATGTGTTTGAACCAAACGATAAAATTACTAGAGACGAGCTAAAGCAGCAAGTTGAACAGACACTTAATGATTTGGTTGCAAAACGTGGCGTATTTGATTACTTGGTAGTTTGTGATGAAACAAACAACACACCAGGCAGAATCGATCGTAACGAACTATATGTTGATGTTGCTATTGAACCTGTAAAGTCAGCGGAATTCATCTTTATTCCAATCAGACTTAAGAACACAGGTGAAATTGCAAGCGGAAACACAGCGGCAGCAAGCACAGTTTAAATAAAAATAAAATAAATGGGGGGTAGAAATACCCCTCATTTTTTATGACTGGAATTAGATAAATACTTTTATAATTAATTAGGAGCGAAACAAATGTCAGTTTCATCATTAACAAAGTTTACAGTGCCGTTAGACGGTGACCAGAGTGCAGCAAGTCAAGGCTTGCTTATGCCAAAACTTAAATACCGCTTTCGTGCATCATTTGAGAACTTTGGTATTAGTAGTCCACGTACAGAGATGACAAAGCAGGTTATGGATATTACACGCCCTAGTGTAACATTTGAAGAATTTGAAATTCCTGTCTACAATAGTAGAGTGTACTTGGTTGGAAAACATGCATGGGATTTGGTTACAGTTAATCTACGTGACGATGTCAATGGCGGCGTAACAAAATTATGCGGAGAGCAAGTACAGAAGCAGTTCGATATGATGGAACAGAGCAGTGCTAGTTCAGGCATTGACTACAAGTTCATTACACGCTTTGAAATTCTAGACGGCGGCAACGGTGCAAACGCACCAAGTGTACTTGAGACATGGGAATTATACGGCTGCTTTATTCAGAACATTAACTATGGTGATCTTAACTATGCAAGTCAGGAACCTGCAACGGTTGCAATGAGTATTAGATTTGACAATGCTGTACAATCACCATTAGGTGACGGCGTTGGTTCAGCGGTAACGAGAACACTAGGTCAAACTATTACTGGCTAATAGGAGTTATTCCATATGGCTAGTGTAAACCCACTACTATCACCCTTACAGCAAGGCGAAACAATGCGCGACTATAAACATGCGTCGCGCACTTTTGTTGACAATAACTACGAGTTACAGCCTAGACACGGCAATCTCTTTCATGTAGTATTTGAATTTACTGCAGAAGCACAAGGTCTGTTTAACACAGTCGAAAAACTTGAGATGCCCATTCTTGTTAAAAGCATAGATCTGCCATCATACAGCATTGATGTACAAACACATAATCAGTATAATAGACAAGTACAAACACATCATAAGATTAGTTACAATCCAGTAAATGTAGCATTTCATGATGATGTAAAAGAACTTATACGAAATCTTTGGCATAAGTATTATGCATTTTATAGTAAAGATCCAAGTTATAGTTTAGACAGCAACAGTTATAACACACAGGATAGATATGCAAATAGAACACAGCAACAGTGGGGCATGCAAAACGGCAATAAACGTTTCTTTAAA